AAAGATAACCTAGTATTATCACAAGCCAAGAATCCTCTTGGTAAGATGATGGTAATTGTTGCACGTAAACCATCTATTGATAATGAGTTACGTGGACAATTTGATGATGTACTTGGAATTCAATTACTCCGCAACCGTTTCGCCTTATTGGCAATGGAAGCAGCGGAGAAATCAGTACAGGCACCAATTGTACTTCCACAAGATGTACAAGAACTACAGTTGGGTGGCGATGCAGTTATTCGTACCGCTAACCCTGCTGGTGTTCGTCGTGTAGAACTTACATTACCACAAGGTGCATTTACAGAACAACAATTATTAAATCAAGAATTACGCGTCGGTGCTCGTTACCCAGAGGGACGTACTGGTAATATCGACGCTTCTATTGTTACTGGCCAAGGTGTACAGGCTCTTATGGGAGCATTTGATACACAGGTTAAATCAGCCCAAGCAATCTTTGCTGCAGCATTGCGTGATATAATCCGTCTATGCTTTGAAGTTGATGAATTAATTTACCCAGAAGAAAAAACAATTCGTGGTGTTGATGCAGGTTCTCCATACGAAATTGTTTACAAGCCAACCAAAGACATCAAGGGTGACTACTCTGCTGATGTACGTTATGGTATGCTTGCTGGTCTTAACCCAGCCCAAGGACTTATATTCATGTTACAAGCACTTGGTGGTAAGTTAATCTCTAAAGATATGGCTATGCGTGAGTTACCATTTACTGTTAACGTCACACAAGAGTTAGAAAAAATTGAAATTGAAGATATGCGTACTGCGCTACTTGGCTCACTAACTGCATATACTCAAGCAATCCCACAGATGGCTACACAGGGACAAGACGCTTCTGAGGTTGTTCGCAAAATTGCTGCGGTAATCAAGGCACGTCAAAAAGGTCAAGCATTAGAAGATGCTATTGAAGCAACCTTTGCGCCAGCACCTCAGCCACAAGTTCCTTCTGCTGGTCCATCTGGCTCTATGGTTGAGCAACCGTCCCCTGCTCCCTCAGGCGTTCCAGTAGAAGGTCCTATTGCTTCTCCTGAAATGGCACCACCACCAGATATTCAATCAGTAATTTCAAGTTTAACAGCAGGCGGTAAAGCCGGAGCAAGAGTAGTAACCAGAGGATAACTAAGTAGGGGACAATGACAACAATAATTGGCTTAGAGTATAGAGATAAATGCTTTATAGTTGCCGATAGTCGGACAACCGATGCAGATGGCAAAGTTTATTCTCATCCTGAAGTTAAAAAGATTTCCGAGAATGGAATGTTTTTAATTGCAGGTTCTGGTGAAACATTACCTTGTGACATAGCGCAACATATTTGGGAACCGCCAACCCCAACTAGGCAAGATAGAGAAGATTTATATCATTTTATGATTACGAAGGCGATGCCTTCTCTACGTAAATGTATGATTGAAAATGGTTATAGATTTAATGATGATATAGATGAAACTAGATTTCAATTTATCATGGCTGTTGGTGGCGAAATATTTGATATTGATGAAGAGTTATCAGTAAGTAAATCTGCAGATGGAGTATATGCTGCAGGTTCAGGAGCACCATATGCTTTAGGTGCTATGTATGCTGGAGCAGATGCTTATGAAGCAATGGAAATTGCATCTAAACTAACTGCATTTACAGCAGGTCCATATATTTCAAAAGAACAACCTAGGAAAATTAAGTAGGAGTTATAATGGCTGGCAATCAAAATAGTGGCGGTAATAGACCAACTGCGCCACAGAACAACATGGGTGTGTCAGCAACAGGTGGAGCAGGTTCAAAAGATGGACAACCAAAACGCTATATACCTGGTGGTAAGTATGGGGAAGGTAAAGCATTGATGGAGCAACAAGCAGGTGCACCAATGGCTTCAGCACCTAAGTCACAAAGCATGGCAATGCCTGAAGGGAAAACTTTAGGTACATTGATGGACCCAACCAATAATCCATCTGAGCCAATCACTGCAGGTGTAGATTTTGGTCCAGGGCCTGGTTCTGATGCACTACCTAAAAACATAAGTGCAAATACTAGACCAGATGAGAATAAGGCAATTGTACAAAAGTATCTTCCGACTTTGTTATCTGCAGCAAATTTACCAGATACTCCAGATTCATATAAAAGATTTATTAATTATTTACTAGGTAGTCAATGAGTAATACAAGATGGTTACCTGGCAGCCTATTTGATAATATTGATAAATTTGCCAATTCACTTGGCTATCAAAATGCAGGCATAGCAATTCATTTAGCAATGCAACCTTGGGAATCTATTGAAGATAGAAACGAATTTATCCGCTCTATTACGGGTGATGATGTACAAGGTGGGACAGAGAAGATGTATCCAATTCGTAATACCGGGAGGTAAAAATGTCGTTGTGGTCTGACTTTACAAAGTCTGTATCCGACAAAGTTGTAACCCCCGTAAAGAATGTCTTTGAGGGTTTAGTAACTGGAACTTTAGAGCCTATAATTGATAAACCTAAACCAGGTACCGAAAAAGAACTTAAGAGCATAGTACAGGGTAAATTAAGAACTCTAAATGAGTTTGCCATTAACTCTGCTGAACGTTCTACAGATATTCTTTTAAGAACAGCGGTTAATCTAAACAACAAAGTTATCTCTCCATACATCACTAGACCAATGTCTACATTAGGTTTAGTTACGGATGTAAATTCACCTTTATATAAAAAGGGTGAATATGAAGAAGGTTTTCAGTTTGCAGATATTAAACGTGCATATGACCGTAGCGCAAGCGTATCTACAGCACAGGCTTTAACAAAGTCAAGTCTTGTAAACATAACACCAATCTTAGGTAATGCTAATAGAGCATGGCTAGGCCTAGGTGGAATTAAGTTAGATGAGATTGACTTATGGGATGACGAAAGTATCCAAAAGAATTTTTCAGAAAACGTAGTAGGTAGATATTATACAGGTACTCTTGATTTTTTTGTTGGTAACAAAGGTATCGGTACTGCAGCAAGGTTAGTTGGCAAAGTTGGAAAGACTGGCTTAAAAACAACTGGTATCTATATTAAAGAAAAAACAATTGCTGAGTTTAAAGCAGATATTGATACCGGTATTCAATATGCTAATAGTAATGGTGCTGCTGGAAGGCAAACAGTTGCAGGCAATCACATGCTACAACTTGCCGAAAGTACTAGCCTAAGCGAAATTGACGACATTGTACAGTTGTATAGCAATAACGAAAGACTATCATCTGTATTAGTAAATGTAAAGAATCCTGAAATAGCAAGAGATTTTATTCTTGCTGACAAAGGAGATATGGCTGCTCTTGGCAGGCTTGCTGAGACTAATGCTGATGATTTATTCGATGTTGCAGATGTCGCAACTCAATTAAAGAACAGATACATTCTAGATGGTAATATCTACAATCCAGATGGTGCTGCTGTTCCACGTCTTAAGAAGGCCTTTGATAGCGCAATTGCTAAAGACCCTAGAATGGAAGAAATCCGTAGGGTATTCTTTGATGAGTCAGAGCAACTTAGAAATCTTGGTAAGGTTGATTATTTCCCTGCCGAAGTTAAATTTGCAGCAAATGCATATGGTAAAGCAGAATCAGCAGTACGTCTTGGTAAATCATTAACTAGATATGATGAGTTTACTGGCAAAGGTTCAGCAGATGCTCTTGGTGAAGTTCTATCTTTAAGATTAGGTTCTAAAGTAGGTGCTCCTACTGTAAATCTAATTAAATTTAGAAATGCTGTTAGCGGACTAAAACCATTACGTTATGTAACCTTATCAGGTATGCGTCCATTTGATGCACGTGTTGAGTTAAATGCTTTTATTGATAATATGCCAGTATTTAAAGATGGCAATGCTAAAATCATGACTTCTCCTAATGTATTTAGGAAAGCAGGAGATGTTCGTCGTGAGATGGAAGATGCTTTAATTAAAGCCAAGTCTCCACAAGACCGATATAAAGTTTTAGAAGAAATTGATGAGCAACTAGGTAGAATTGTTGCCTATAAACATGGTCATTTTACAGAAGCAGAACTAAGAGCGCAAATTGCCGCTATGCGTTCTAATGTATCAACCAATAAACGAGTCTTTGAAAAGAATGGTTATTCATTCAATGCCGACGGTACAATGAATCAAACTAATATTGAAACAACTCGCCAAATGGCTGAGTCTTATTTGTTTACTCCTTGGGATTTAATTGAGCGTGAGTTTGTAAATACAGCAAAAACTGGTATCAGAGGAGCACTGGTTACTCCTAAAAATACTATTGCTACTACATACGAATCATTAACTCGTCTATGGACATTTAATGCACTTGCTCGTCCTATGTTCATTATTAAGCAATCTATTGCAGAGCCTATGA